CGGCTTTCTACGCGCAGACATTGGGTGAGGGAAGTCGTCTCCTGCGCCTGGTGCGCCGCAAGGGCAACGCTGCGCGACTTCATTCCCGAACCTCGTTGAGGATGATCGAGCTGACTTGCACAAAAAGCTCTTGCCCATTCGAGTTGACGACCTGTCCGGGCAAGCGGTCAGCGCCGTAGCGAACCGGGACGCGGAACTCGCCCGTCCAAGTGATCTCTGCGGTCGCCGGGAACATGCGGATCGAGCCACCGGAAGCCGTAAGGCCGGTCGTATCCAGATCCACCGTGACGACTGCGCCGGCCACCGCTGTCACTTCCAACCTCTGGCCATTGAGCAGGGCAGCCGCAGTTCCCGTGACACCTGTGGGGTAGACGTATTCACCAACCAGCACATTCGGGCTGAAGGCAGACGCCAGCGTGAGCTGGTGCGTCGCACCAACCGCGTGAGAATTGATGACTCGCGTCTGGTCCGCGGCGACAGTAACAAGGCCCGTCTCGTCGTCCAGCGTCCCCATACTGACAACGGCTCCGAAGGGCCGTGTGATTCTGCGAAGGTAGGGGTCGAAAGACCCGTATCGTTTGGCGAGCTGGTAAATGCCGGGCGATACGTAGTAGGCGGCGCCCTCACCCACGCCGACCTCGAAATCGAGGAAGTCCTTAAAAGGGAAGGTGTTGAGCCGGCCGCGCACCTCGTTGAAGTGCGACAGGACAAGGTGATAGTCCTCGCGCGAGCGGACATTCGTGCTTACGTCATAGGTGTACTTCACGTCCTCCCAGACCTGATTGCGCTTCTCGAAACCGCCTTGGTTCGCTCCGATCGATGTCATCCACTCAGGCGTGCCGACGGCACCCATGGCCAGACACCACGGGAATTCAACAGGGATGAAGCTCATATGTTCCTCGATCCCTGCGCCATCTTGCGCTGCGCTTGTGCTGCAATCTGGGTGCCGGTGTTTCGATTGACCGATTCGGGAACGCTTATGTTGAAGACGTTGCCGCCTCCGAAGTTGCCGCGGTCGAGATTGGCGACGCCGATGCGCTTGGTCTGCTCGGCAGTCAGGACATACTCGCCCTTATGGACGATGCCGGCAGGATCGTTTGCTGCGCCCACCCCGGTAAACCCACCCGTGGCGAAGCTTCCGAACAAGGATGCAAGGCTGGAGATCCAGCCAGCACTGGAGCCACTGTTTGAGGACGAAGAGCTGCCGAGCGAAGAGAAGAATCCGCCGATCCCTCCACCCTCCCCACCGCCGAACAATGACTTAGCCAGGTCCTTCGCCGCCATCTTCGTGATCTCGTTAATCACGGTCTTGGAGAAGTCGGCGAAGGCTTCTTTCGCCGTCTTGGTGCCGGTGATGAAGTCGCCGAACGCATTGCCGGCAGCGTCGCTGAACATCGTGTTGATGCGGTCGGCCAGCGGGTCGATGGTGGCTTCCAACCCTTCGAGCTGAACCTTCAGCCGCTGGATGGCCTGCTCCTGCTCGGGGCTGCGCGCCGCCGCGTTGATCGACTCGAATGCGGCAAGCTGCTGCTTCATAAGAGCAACAGCAGCCTGGCGCGCTTCTCCCGACTTCTTCAGGCTCTCGATCTCGCCCATCGTGCCGCGCTCGCGTGCGATGGTGATGCGCTCTTCGGCAATCTGCAGGTCGCCCTGCGCGAGCGAGAACTGGGACTGGAGCTTGTTGATGTCCGCTTGCGCGAGGGTGTACTGCTTCAGCAGTTCGATGCGCTTGACGATCTCGGTGTTGCCTTCGGCCTGAGCCTGGGCAATCAGCTTTTCGTTCTGGGCATCGAAGCGTATCTCGCCGGCCGCGCGCAGGTTGCCTTGGTACTCCAGAACCTTGGCGTTGACCTCGTTGAACGCGGCAAGGATTTGCTTCTGCGCCTCAGCCTGCTTGAAGCTCGATTCGACTGCAGCCGAGCCGCTGGCCCGGTACAGCTTCGCCTTCTCTTCCTCAAGCTTGTTGATCTTGCCGGATGCGTCGGCTACGTCCGTGTCTTTCTTTGCCGCCGCCTTGTATTTCTGCAGCGCGGCGATCTGGTCATCGATGCTCTTCGCCTGCGCGGCTGTGGCTTCGTCCAGGTTCGCCTGGAGTTGTGAGTAGTAGTCCTTGACGGACAGCAGGCCCTGCTGGTTGTAGAGGTCAAGGAACTTGTTTCGCTCTGCCAGCAAATCTTTAGCAGCATCGCCCTGCGCCTTGAATGCGGCTAGGTCGTTCTCAAGAAGCTTCTTAGTAGGATCGTCGCCGCCGCCACCTTTGGCTTTCTTGGTGGCTCCATCGAATGTCAAGTTCTTCAGCGTGGCTTGTTGATTTGCGCGCGCGCGCGCCTGAAGTCTGGCGATCTCTGGATCCGCCGCCACACGGTTCTGCTGGTCGAACAGATCCCGAAGCTTTTTGCCCTCGCTTACCTTGGCCCGGTCAACCGTAGACTGGAAGCTTTTTGTCAGGTTCTGAAAAGCATCTTGATTGTCCGAGTAGGCTTTCTTTATGCCATCGAACCGAGCCTCTGCTTTTCCGGGGCTGACCCTAGCATTGCTTAATGGATTTGCCAGGTCTGCAACTTCAGCCGCAAGCCTCAGGTTTGTCCCGACCAGCTGGGCCATTCTGCCGATAGTCCCCATGGCTGCAACAGCATTGCCGATGCCCTCAACCAGACTGACGATCGCTACGGCGGAACTCTGGGCAAAGTCTCTCACCCCGGTGTTGTTGCCCAATGCGCTGGATTCGCCGCGCATGTTGAATATCTCTCGTGCAGCCTCGATGGTGATCTTGATCACCTCGTTCATTGGCGCAATGAATTGCGTCGCGAGAGCACTGGCGTACAGCCCAAGTTCCGCACGAAGGGCGGCTTGCTTGTCGAGGTAGGCGTCGGCCTCTGCAATCTGCTGAGCCGTGAGAATCGTCTGGCGACCTCCGGCCTCCTCGAGTGCCTTGAAGACCTTTAGCTGTTCGGCTCCCGACTTGCCGAAGAGTGCCATTGCTACTGCCGTTTTGCCTGCGCCATCTGCAAAGCCGGCAAGGGCCTTTCCTACCGCTTCATACTGAGAAGCGGGATCTAGATTCTTGAAGGAATCGATCTCAAGGCCGAGCGCGGAAATCGCAGCACCGGCTGCTTTTGATTCATCGTCTACGCCAGTCAAGCCCTTGGTGAGCTTGTTCATCGCGCCGCCGACCGACTCCATCGATACGCCGGCCGTAGCTGCGGACACCGCGAAGGAGGCCAGGCCCTCAGCGGAAGCACCAGTCTCTTCCGCAAGGTCTTGAAACTTCGCGGCCTGCTCAAGCAACGCAGGAAAAGCGCCCGCGGCAGCATCGATACCCTGCTTGAGATACTGTCCGAGCGCGTTCCCGACAGCATAGCCAGCAACGCCGACTTGCTTGATGGATTTCTCCATCGCCTTGGCGCTCTTATCGGTTTGCTTCTCAGCCTGCGTCATACCAGACACAAAGCCGCCGATCTTCGCGATCAGATCCAACGTGAGGGTGCCGAGCGATCTACTTGCCACGGTGATTTACCTGTTTAGCGCCCATGATCTTTGCCACCTCTGTGATGTCAGCTATCTGTTGGTCATCGGCAGCGCTGCCGTGATAGCGCAGGTAATCCGAAACCTTGGCGGTCTCGTTTCCTACGGCTTGTGCAATGTGGGTGGACAGCCTGGCAAAGAGGTATTCCATGCGCAGGCCGTCGCTAAGAGGGCCGCGCGTTTCGATGTACGCGGCCCATAGGTTCAACTCTTCGGCGCTGAGTCGCTCACGGGCTTCGGCGATGGTTGATCCGCCGATTCCGTTTTGGACGAGTTGGCAGAAGAGTTCGTCGATGCTGGAGAGGTTTTTTTTTCGAGCCCAGCGAGCAACTTGATCTCTTTCCAGATCGCGCCACGCAGCGGGACATCAAGCCGTCGGGCCATGTCGAACCCGATAGGCTTCAATTTGCCCTTCTCGTCCTCAACAAACATCGACTCACCGATCCACATTGCAACTTCGTCGGCATCGTCCTTGGCCTTCACGATGTCCGAGAAAAGCCCGGAGTTCGGCTTTTTGAGCAGGACGCTGGCTTCGTAGTCGACCTCTTCATAAGTAGAAGGGTCGACGCCCTTCCACTTGATCTGCTTCGGAACAGGCTTCTCGGAAACGATCGCGCCGATACGTTCGAAGTCGGCGAGGCTCTTAAGCGTTTGCATGCGTTACGCCTTCGGAACCAGAACCGGGAAGTCGGACACCTGAACGGAGATGTTCGAGGTCACGACAGTGTTCAGTGCGAAGTCGAACGGCAGATCGGAGACGTAGCCGTTGAAAAGAATCCAGGTGCGCGTGTCTGGAACATCCATGCCGCCGCTGTTGACGGTGGGCTCTGGGCCGAGGCCAGGACCCCGCGGCAGATCGTAATCACCCCAGCCGAGCGCCCAGTCCACCTTGACTCCGTCGCGGTACAGCTCATGCAGCCGGGTGTGCGAAGAATCGGAGGGATCGAAGTTGACAGTGAAGGATGCCGTGCCCGGAGTTGCCATCCCCGCCTCGTAGGTGCGCCCGGGCGAGTTCAAGCAGGTTGTTTCGATCTGGTCTCGAGCGGCAGTGAGGCCGGTGAGGGAGGTGACACATCCGACTTCGATGACTTCCTGAGAATCAGGATCCAAAAAGTAGAGGTCAGTGAATTGAGTTTTTACGGCTGCCATGTCGCTCTCCTTTGAGCAAAAAAAAGCCGCTGTGAAGCGGCTGGTGGTAATTGCCCGGGGCGGGCGGTTGCGGAAACAAAAAAGCCCGCTCAAGGCGGGCTGTGATTGGTGTGGTTCAGTTCAGCGGTGGACTAGCCACTCGGCCTGAAACGTCACCACGTAGTTCTTGGTGTCCGGATCGCGAGAGTCGCCAATCCAGGACGTGACATAGGCAGCGCCTTCGATGGCGTAGCTGATGGCATCTGCGATCGCACGCGCCATCGGTGCGCGCTGGCCGGGGACATCCGCGGCGTACACATCGATCTGGGTGGTGAAGGAATCGATGTCGGGACGCTGGCCCAGGTAGTTCTCAGGGGCGCCGAAGACTTGCCGCCAGACTGCGTATGGCTTCTGCACGTTGTCCGGTGCCATGCCCCATGCGTAGAAGCGAAGCTCACCATTTCCGGTCTTGAGCAGAGCCTTCACGGCGGGAACATTCACCGTTGAAAAGATGGGCGGATACATTCAGCCGGCCTTTTTCAAGGCTCGATCGATGGCCTTGCTGTACTCGTTGATGAACACGTCGGTTGCTCGCTGCGCAGACT